TGATAAGGTCGAACTTCTTGTCGGTGGTCAAGTGATTGACGAACATGATGCTTTCTTCACCAACAATATCGCCACCAACCTCTACGCGACAGGTCTCGCCAAGTCTGCTGCCGGTGGTCTCTACAAGGGCGGTGCCACTACCGCTAAATTCTACCCTCTCCGATTCTCTTTCTGTGAGAACTGGCAGACGGCTCTCCCCCTCGTGGCTCTCCAGTACCACGATGTCGAGCTTCGTATCCGATGGAAGAAGAATGCCGCTGTGGACAGCTCGGTCCGCCGTGTGGAGTGCCACGCCAACTATGTCTACTTGGACACGGATGAACGTGAAATGCTCGCCAAGGAACCCCGCTCCATCTTGATTACCCAGGTCCAGAAGTCCTTGGCGTCTATGGGGCGTACCCAAGAACTCAACTTCAACCACCCCATCAAGTTCATCGCCGCGAGTAATGTCGTCGCGGATAGCGTCAACACGGCTACAAACCGTATCAAGCTCCAGATCAACGGTACCGATGTCACTGATTTCAAGTTCATCGATCCCCATTACACGTCGGTGACGTCTTACTACCATGCCCCTCATGCGATGACGGACGATTCGTTGTACACACTCCCCTTCTGCCTTGACACCTCCAGGGTGCAACCCACTGGTTCCCTCAACTTCTCCCGCCTCGACTCTGCTCGCATTGTCAGTGAGACGGCGAGTTTCAAGGATACCATATATGCGGTCAACTATAACATTCTCAGGATCGAAAATGGTATGGGTGGTTTGATGTATTCTAACTAATTGTCCGTACACTATAACATAATCTTTACTACTAATAAATGAACGTCTGGTTACTTGTTTTTTTATTAGCAGCGGTTTTCGTGTTAACCTATAATCCCGAGTCCAGGACACTCGAAAAGATTATTGAAGTCCAGCCTAAACAGGAACAGTGTGAAGCCGAAAGGTACCAACGCCTCCAGTTCATCGGTGGTGAGGACGCGTGTACACAAAAGGGAAAGACCAACATGGGTGCAATTATTTCTGCTTAAAAGAAACGGGCAGTATTACATATACTATGATTGCTCTCGACCGTGAGACAATGCTCGCTGCTGGCGTTGTTATCTGTTTGTGTTTGGTGGTCTATATGTATAATGATATGAAAAAGACGAAGGAAGATGTATTCGCCGTGAAGACATTTTCCACAAACCTCATGAAGAATTTGACGATCGAACCGATTGAACCCGAGCCTGTGAAGAAATCCCAGCCCCCCGCAACCGAGGAGAAAACGGAAGAATAAACATGTCCACTTATTATAACTTGCTAAATGAGCAATGAAGAAATACAAGGCAATAGCGATACCAGTAACATTTGAAGATGATCGCCCACGTTTCTTAACCGTGCGGGATAGAAGATTTAAGGATTGGATTTTTGTGACAGGAGGGTGTCGACGTCGTGAAATCTATAATCCATTGAGATGTGCTCTTAGGGAGCTTGAAGAAGAGACGAGGGGTGTCGTCTCACTTAAGAAGGGTGAATATACGGAGTTTACATTTATACATAAGGAAAGTCCTCTTGTGGAATTAGTATATAATGTGTACATATTCTTCGTTGACTATAAACGTCCCGAACAACAGTCCCTCATCAAAAAGTTTAATGATGAGAAGACAAGGACGAATCTGAAAAAAATTAACAAAGAACCCATCAAGAAGACCTACGATGAAAATGATTTCATGAGTTTTGATACATTGGAAGAGTTTAATGTTCGTAAGCGTTGGGATCTCATCATACGGAACGTCATACAGAACCCAGAGTTCTATTCCTGTGTGACTTCGTTAAATAGAAAAACATTCGGTATAAAATAGAATGAAGTCGAAGACTTACATCTTAAAGCAGATCAGAGATCTTCTTATTGATAACAAAGCCTATAGTGAACGTCGTGCGGATGAGTTCATCGAGAATGCCCAGGGTAAGACGGTATATGAGCTTCTTGTTATTAAAAAGGACCTAAGTGAACAGCCGAAAGAACATGCAGACATGACATGTATGCGATCAATCTTTTACGATAATTACCAAGAGGATTAAAAGAATCCCCCTAAAGAGAAGTAAGTATGTTCAGGAGTTGGTGCTCGAACAATAAATTTAATACTCGGAAGGCCACCTCCCATGTTCTCATGGATGGTGGTGTACTTTCGATACCACTCGACAAACTTGACGAATTCTGTGATACATACGTGGAAGCCGTGAAGAACAAAGAAAAACTCTATTTAGTGGAACAGAAAACACCGACCTATAACTTTTTCGTTGACATCGACTATAAAGATGAAGAGGCTCTCGATCTCGAGCGTGTCCAGAAGGTGTGCCGAGTCATATGTGATAAGGTGAAGACACTGGGTGGGAAGGATTGTCTTATTTGTGTCTCGAAACCAAAGAAGGTTGATAATGCTCTCATAAAGACGGGTGTCCACATGAACTGGTCGGGATTTGTCGTGAACCAAGAAGGTGCCTTTAACATTAGGGATCATATCATCTCGACACTTACTTCCGTATTCAAACATGTGGATTGGGATAAGGTGATCGATCGATCCGTCTATAAGGGAAGTGGGTTTAGGATTCCTTGGTCTTATAAGAAGGGTAAACATCTCACATGCGAAGGTCAAGGGTGTTCAGAGTGTGACAATACGGGTAAGATTACAGAGTCACCTTATTTGCCACTTTTCAGATACACGTATGGACCAGTGATGTGTATCATGAGTAAACTTTCTCAGGATCCAACAGTTGAAGTGTTGAAGGAATCGATCGTGCGGACCAGTGTAAAAGAAGTTGTTACCATCCCGGCCATTGACAGTCGGAAAAAGAACGAATCTTCGTTCACACAGGCCCAGATGAAGGATGAAGTCACGGATTCAGAAGCTATTGCTCATCTCGAAACATTCATACGAAAGAATATGGATGGTCAGGAAGAAGCGAGAATAACAAGAATTTTCACACACAAGAAACATTTTTTGATTTCAACCACCTCCAAATACTGTGAAAACCTTGGTCGTCCACATAACTCCAACCATGTCTGGTTCCACATGGTTGGGAGTACAATCTTTCAGAAATGTTTTTGTGACTGTGAGACTGTGATTGGTCGTCGATATGGTTTTTGTAGTGGTTTCAGGGGACGTGAACATCGTCTGACTGATAGCATCGTGAATAAGTTTTACACAGATGTAGATCCACCCAACCGAGTACCAACACCTCAACCGAAGGTAAAACTCGACGTCACCGAGGTACTCCAAGTTTTGAACGAGTATATCAATAAATGTATCAGACCAACAAAGGTTCTAGCAGTCACAAAAAACAGAAGTAAATACATTGTTGATGTGACAGACACAGACTGTGATGCTAAACATGGTGCAGAATGTAAATTCATCATCGACAAGGCGGGTATCGATATGACATGTTCCGAGTGTACAGGGAAACCCAGGAGGTACCTCCTAAACAAGAAATCTAAAGAGATTTTATTTCCAAACACAAAATAAGATGTCGAGTATTCTCTTGGTAGCATCCACTTACCTCGTAAACTTACTCACGAAACGTGACATCAAAATGGGAGATATTGATATACTCATAAAGACGGCCCATGAATATTCTGGATTAGACCCAGACAGTTTTTACGCTTTCGTCACGAATATCAATATGTTTAAAACGAATCTAAATGATCCAGAATCTGCGAGTACTTTTCTTTATACAGCCCTAGAATGTCTCGAAAATGTGGGACTCGCGAGCGAATACCATGAAGAAATACACGAACTAGTTAAACAGATAGGTTATTACGCCGAAAAACAGCTTATGAACACCTCTTTAAATGCAGGCAGTGCGTTTCATCCTAAATACTTAAACAGTCGTTTAGAGTAGAAGCGATGCTTACCCGGTTCGGGCGTCACGTAAAGAAACCAGAAGTCTATGTACCTGTCGAGATTGTAGAGGATGATTACGCAGAGGACGAGTACGATAATGATAGTGATCTCGAGTCAGAGGAAGACGATGACGACGATGATGACGATGACGATGACGATGACGACGATGATGACGACGACGACGATGATGCGGATGAAGAAGGGAATCTCAAAGATTTCGTCGTCGAGGATGACGATGACGAAGATGAGGAATATCAGGCTTAAAAAAATGAACACTCTTTTTAGATATGGAAGCAGACATTGGTAATCCCATTGAATTTAACAAAGACCTGCATGACCCAGAAGAAGATAACCGACCAGAACATGATTATTATCAGCAACAGCAACAACAACAGCCCATGATGATGATGCCTCCCCATATGTATCAACAGTCCAACGAGCAACCAAAGGTTGATATATTTGCTGCTGTCGACAAGACTACATGGATCGTAGGATTCGTAGTATTCCTACTTGGTTTCTTCATGGGGAAGACAATGCAACCCGTGATCCTCAGGCATGGTTAAGAGGGTATCCGTGGATCCATTCCCTTTCACCCCATGGAAAGTTACCATCGAAAGAACCAGTTGATCCTTTCTTCCTTTCCGTAAAATACGCACGACTCGTGACCAAGGGGTCCTTGAGTTGAGCAGCTAAAACTTCAGATGCAGTATTCATCTTCTTTTTGACATTTTCAGGTGATGTGAAAAAGAAGTATGCCACAAAAAAAACGATGATGAGTGTGATGATATTCAACAACACACTAAACATTCTTATAATGTGTAAATATTTTTAATTATTCCTGGATCGAATCAATCTTCAAATCCGCCTCACGCTTTTCTTGCCTTTCCTTGATCTCAGTAGCGACCATATCGTCAGCCCTCTTGACCAACTCCTCCATTGGAGTGTCTGGCTCTTCCTTCTGCAAACGCTCGAGGACTTCGGCGGGGTGACTAATAGGGGCTTCGTCTGGCTTGTTGTAGTATTTGGAATTTTCATCACCAGGTTTGAAGTTAGAACTTGACTCGACCATATCCCTCTTACGTTCTTCGAACATCTTGGATGCCATAGCCTGATTCTCTTTGTAGCCCTTCATGAGTTCCTCCAATTTATCATTGGTATAATGCACATCGTCGATCTTTTCGGCGTCGGGAGGAATCAATAACCACTTGTACATGTCAACCACATAAATGTCAAACGTCGCATCTTCCTTCTGAAGACGCTTCGCGTGGCTATCGGCCTCGGCACGAGTGTTGAAACTACCCCTAATCTTGATACCGAATTTTTCATTCTTTTGCGGACATTCGGGACCGACGATTGAGAGACACGAGTAAAGCTGGCCAGGAACGGTAGTGTAATCTTGCTCAAGAGAACCCATTATATATATAGTAGAGTGGAAAACTTTAAGCCATTAGATGCCTAAGTAGGTTAAGCATTTAAAGCACGACAAGAATATGGAAGAGATCCGCAAGGCTCATAATACCTTCAAGAAGGAGTTGATCCAATCAGCTACTCGCGAAGGTGACCTCATCCTTGATGTTGGATGTGGATGTGGTGGTGACCTTCAAAAATGGAGACATGTGGGGGCGAATATAAGTATGTGTGACCCAGATGAAACATCTCTCCAAGAAGCTCGGACCAGAGCTAAGAATTTAAAGATACGTGTAAATTTTTACCAAGGAGATATTTTTAATTGTCCACATAGAAAGTATGATGTGTTATGCTTCAACTTTTCACTTCATTATATATTCGCATCTGAAAAATTCTTTATGGATTCGATTCATGAAATAAAAAAGAGAATGAAACCTGGTGGAAAACTTATCGGTATCATTCCTGATTCCGAAAAGATACTCATGAAGACACCACTACATGATGACATGGGAAACTTTTTCAAATTGAAAGACTATGGGAATGGTGGCTTTGGTGAAAAGTTGTTCGTCAATCTCGTAGACACACCCTATTATGCAGACGGTCCAAAGTCTGAACCAGTTGCGTACAGAGATCATCTCGTGTGTGCTTTAGAATCAAATGGATTTACATTATCACTTTGGGAAAACTTATCAGGTAGTCACATCTCAGAACTCTACAGTAAATTTATATTTACATATAGAAAATGATAGCGGTCGTAGTGTTACTGATCATTAATATATATATATATGTATCGACAATTGAACCAGAGAATTTGCGTATTGTCAGGGAACGGTATGAAATTCTTCGAAATAATCTAGACGGGACAGAGTTTGAACAACTCAAACAATCTATACCCATAACCGCTCATTATGGTCTTCGAGGAACAGTTGGGTATAATCTGAATAAGGGATCTGAAATTGGTTTATGTATTGATGGTGCAGTCAATGAA